ATACAGAGTTTCCCACTCCTCAGTATTCTTTCAAAGAAGTTCATCAATTTAAATTCTTAGACATTGAGGAAAAAGACTTTGCCCTAGACGAGGCCATGCGTTGTAGTCAAGAGCAGGCCAACGAGCTTGTTAGATTGTTGCAACACGCATTAGAGCAGAGAATGAATGTCATAGTTCATTGTCATGCTGGTGTTTGCCGCAGCGGTGCTGTTTGCGAACTTGGTGTAATGCTAGGCTTCGGTGATACTGAAGTATTTCGCAGTCCTAATCTGCTGGTCAAACATCGTATGATGAAGGCCCTGGGTTGGACCTACGATCCGGATGAGCCTCACAGTATCAATGGTGTAACAACTGAGTTTGGCATCATTCTACCCAAGGAAATAGAGTGGGCCAATGACAACGAAAAAGTTTTTGTCTTGGCTGCAGAACGCAGAGCACGTAGAGAAAGAGAAGGTGACATATGATTAGATTAAATATATTTGAGTTAAACAAAATTAAAAAAATCTGTGAGGAAGTTAGTACAGAATACTTTACTCTAGAACAAGATAACAGTTCTGGTATTGGCAGTGTTCTTAAGTTAACTTACGAAACAGAAATAGCAGATTACCCTGCTACAGTATCAATTGAAGTGTCAGGGGTGGAGAATTGGTAATTGTGGCATTTTTACAACACCCCGTTGATTTTGGTTGACGGGGTTTCTTTTTGACACTATAATAATGGTATGAAAAAAGAAAATTATAAAGTAATCAGCAAGAATTTGTTTCCGTTGTTCTCTTGTAGCACATTAAACGAAGCAATGACATTTGCCAAAACCGTTGGTATGTTTGTGACGATCAAAGGTCCAGACTTCGAAGCCTGCGGTGTGTTTGGAGTAGACACAGTCAAGGATGGACTATGTCCAGATGGTGTAGCATACGATTGGAACAAAGCATCTCGCATCGGGCGAGGTCAAAAAGAAAGGAGTTAGATATGCCCAGTGTATTTTTAGTAAGCGATACGCACTTTGGACACACAGGTGTATGCCGCTTCACACGTAACGATGGAGTTACAAAATTACGCCCATGGGACTCCGCTGAGGAAATGGACGAAGCCATGGTTAAATCTTGGAACGAACGGGTAAAACCCACTGACAAGGTCTACCATTTAGGCGACGTTGTTATTAACCGCAAAGCATTGGGAATCATGCGCAGGTTAAACGGTGACAAGGTGTTGATCCGTGGTAATCACGACATCTTCCGTGATGATGATTACCGGCAGCATTTTAGAGAATTGCGGGCATATCATGTTATGAACGGAATGATCTTAAGTCATATTCCTTTACATCCAGAATCGTTGGGTCGTTTTGGTGTTAACATACACGGGCACTTACATGCTAATCGTGTTATGTTGCCTGGGTTTGGTGGTAAGATCACTGACATCGTAGATACCCGTTATCACTGTGTTTGTGTGGAACAAACACCAGACTTTGCTCCTATTTTGTTTGAAGATGTTATTAAACGCATCGAAGAAGAAGGTGGTAGCATAGGGTTTAAGAACGGAAACGGGCCTACAGCAGATTAGAACATAGTTCTATATTAGGCGCTAGCCCTAAGGCGCTTTATAAAAAGGGCAAAATAGCACCTTCGGGTGCTATTTTTTTGACTCTAAGTTCTGATATCAGCGGCATAAATACTTGTGATAGGAATAATTCCAGGAGTAGAAAAATATGCCATTACAGATTCGCAGGGGCACAGACGCTGAAAGAACAGCAATGACACAGCCCCTGGCCGCGGGCGAGCTAATATTTGTTACAAATACCAATAGATTATACATAGGTAATGGCACTACCAATGGTGGCGTTCCTGTTACAGATTACACCGATGAGCAAGCAAGAGATGCTGTGGCACCCATGCTGGTTAATGGCACACATAGTGCAATATCGTTTGTCTATGACGATGCCTTAGATAAAATTAATGCCACGGTGAATTTATCAGATTACCAGGGAGTGATCAAAGCAGCAGCATTCAACGGCTCCGTGGTTGCCAACGACAGCAGTCTTTTAATAGACGGAAATACAGGAAAATTCAATTTGTCAGGCCGTGTTGGTACAGATATAGTGCCCGACACGGATGTGGCTTACGATCTAGGCAGTGCTACATATCGATTTAGAGATCTATATCTCAGCGGATCAAGTATAAAATTAGGTACTGCAACTATCACAGCTGTTGGTGACGCTGTGAATCTTCCATTAGGATCTACCATGGGCGGCGTGCCTTTGGCTGGAGGTGCAGGATCTGATTACAACGGAAATATCATAGGCGATGACAGCACAATTATTGTCAATGCAGCTACCAAAGTAGTTACCGCTAGTGGTGGATTCATAGGCAATGTGACTGGAAATGCCACCTCGGTTACCAACGGTGTTTATATCACAGACACCGGCACTGTTACCAACACCATGTTGGCAGGCAGTATTGTAGACACAAAGTTGTCTACAATTAGCACAGCTGGTAAAGTTTCTAACTCTGCAACCACAGCTACCAATGCCAACACTGCAAGTGCAATTGTCTCACGTGACGGCAGTGGCAACTTCCTAGCAAATATTATAACCTCTAATCTTATAGGTAATACATCTGGATTTCATACCGGCGATGGCAAGGGCTCTGTGTTCGCAGATGATTCAACACTGTTAGTAGACGGAGTTGCAGGTAAAATTGTTGCACCCTACGACAACACCAGTCTTTCTATTGTTGGTTCTGTTATTAACTCAACTGTTACGCCTATTAGTATAGGTGCTCCTAGTGATAATCAAGTGATCATAGGATCTACGACAAATACAAACACCTTGGTAGTATACGCTAATAACAGCATAGGTATTTTTGAAAATATTGCCGCAGCAGGCGGCGACATCGGTGCACTGATTTTTAAAACTTCTAGAGGATCTCAAAGTGCTCGAACAACTGTGGTTGCAGGTGATGTATCGGCGGCACTTTCAGGAAAAGTATTTACGGGCACACAATACGAAGACCTCGGGGCATTTTATTTAGGCACTGATCCAGCGGAAACTCTGATTGTTGGCAGCGGATATACTCCTTCAGTATTCGGAGCTGTTGTTAAAGATAGTGCTGGAGCTGATAAGTCCATGTCTTTCAACTCAAAGGGAATCCTCGATGCACCGGTATTAAAAACCACAGTATATTCTGCGGCTGGTACTGCAATACCCAGCGCGGCTACTATGGGTCAAGGTGCAAGAGCATTTGTATCCGATGCCACGGTAGCTACATTTACAACAGCATACACAAGCGGCGGCTCAAATAAAGTTCCAGTTTACTCAGACGGCACAATCTGGCGTATCGGTTAACTTGGCAAGACTCAATAAAATTCAATCAGTGTTTTGAAGCAACCATCTGTTGTTGTTGCTCAATGCTTCTAAAAAAACATCCGTATTCAGTTTCCAAAAAGCCTGAACATGACCTCTGTATTCTTGTTCAATGACCCTTTCTAGCAAACCTATCTTTGCCATTTCAGGAGCCCAAACTGAATGGACCCTACGCTGTGACGCCTCTTTACTATCATTTGTTGTTATATAAAAATCTTTGTCTTGACCTGCCCACTCAATGCCTGCAACCATAAAAATTTGCGGTCCTGCGTGTTGAAGATTTTGAATAAAATTATTCTTTGATATTAATCCCTTGTTAATATTGAACTCGGAGAAAAAGCATGTTCTTGCCAACATCCTATATGCATTTGGACCCATTATATCTAATGAGTGACATGCCACTGCACCGCAGGGAGTTTGATTTTCATATATAATCCAGGCATTCCAAGCACGTTCGTTCTTAAAACAATCGATCATTTTTGCTTGGCTAGAATTGTTTATATATCCTCTAAGTAGAGCTTGACTATAGAACTCAGTTAGATCTAGTTCATAATTGAATTCTACCAATTTAAAGTTGGTCTGTATGTTCATAATGCTTCATCAGTATATCATAACTTTGCTTACCGGTTAATGTCCCGTTGGTGTTACATGAATTACACGGACTAGTTTCGCGATTATAGGTTGCAAGTTTTAATCTAATATCTTTCATTCTCTCACCCAGCCACAGGTCTTTGATATGAGTTTTTAACAATGATCCTACCGAGTAATTTCTTGACCAGTCATTTGAGCACAGTAATAAATCACCATTATAATCCACCATTGCCCTACTGAATGGAAGGTAGCATTGTTGTTTTAATGGTTGTTGGATGAACCCGGTCACAGCACTTTGTATGGTACCGCCTCTGTTGTTTAATATAAGATTATAGGTAGCATCCTCATTCTTCCAGTGTGGTCTAAACACATATTTGTCTTTGCTTACGTTTTTAAATAGTTCAGTAAAATGTTCTACCTGATCAGGACCGTCATATAGATTGATATACAGCATATCTATGCCCGCATCATATAACTCATCAATACGGTGTTCTGTTAATTTGTCTCCGCTGGTATTGGTATCTATGATGCAGTTTTGTAAATTGTTTTTGATTGTTTTAACGATTTCAATAAAGTTCTTGGTAAGCAAAGGTTCCCCAAACCCGTTCAGTGATATTCTACCTACATAATCGATGTCGCTCAAATCTTTGGTAATCTTGTCAACAGTGTCAACAGTCATATGTAAGTTTCTGTTTGGATACACCTGAGGATCAACCCTAGGACAAAAGTCACAGGTTCTGTTACATAACTCGGTAGTGTTAAACTGCACCGATATCAAACTAGCCATTGGATCATTACTATTATTCTTACCATGTATAATAGATTCTTGATTAAGTCTATGTTTTAAAAACTCTGTCTTATCCATTGAAAATCTCATTATACAAGTCTATATTAAACAATGCCATTCTATAGACGCCTTGGCTTACTTCTTTCACTTGTGTATTGTCATAATTTATCATAGAATTTCCTTTAAGTAACACATAATTACCTTCGCTAGGAATACACTCATAGGTTGATTCAATTTTGTTTTTAGTGACCTTCATTCTACTTACATGCTCTGGAATCATTTGTATTAACTCTGGAACCAGCGAAGCCGCAATACCAGTCATTACGGCATTAGGCCGAGTTGATTGTAATCGATCAATAAACTCTTTGTTACTAGAAATGCAGAATCCAAATCTTAATCCGGGCATTGCTATAGACTTGCTGAATGTTTTAAGTATGATTAAATTAGGATATTTCTCATAGGAATCGATCATGGTGTGGCTACTGAAATCCATGTATGCTTCATCACAGATAACATACCTGTAGAAGGGAAGAAATTTGATTACTTGTTCTCTAGTCAACACTGTTCCATTTAAACTGTTCGGGTTACTGAGATATAGCGTATCAGTAAGACCCATTGTTAAATTATTGAATGTGGAACTGGTATAAGGAGTAGTTGATACATCCAGATGTATTCCGGGCATGGGCCAAGCAGGCTCGACAACACTGATAGTACCCAAATTGCCATGCTGAAGCATCCTGGTAAATAATTCTCCTATGCCAAAGCCTATCATTAAATGCTCAATTTTTACGTTGTAATAATCAGCCACAGCTTTATACGCAGGGTAATAGTTGGGATACTGTGTTAATTCTTCGGTATTGATTGATAGTTCTATAGCCGTATCTATACAAACATTGTTTGATAAATTGTATTTGGCACCTTTCAAAGGCGGAACTTTCCAGTCTGGTCTCATTGAATTATTTATAGGTAGCTGTCAACCTATAAATATTATGGTCAATTTAACAGTGAACCTCGGTTTAATGAACACCGTAACTTATGGAAACAGAATATGAACTTTATCGGCAGCGATTGTAATTTTAATAATATAGTAAAAGACAACATTGATGTTAACATTGGTTATACCATAATAAGTTATGTATCGTCTACTGAAGACTATGCTGCTAGTTATACAGATAAGATAATCATCATCTTACCAATTGACACTGAGGATGCATATTTTGACAGTGTCAAGATTGCATATAATCGAATTATCAATAGTGCATTCAGTAGTTTAGATATATGCACT